GGAGAAGCCCTTAGTGTTGGTGAACGCAGGTACATGACAACAATGGGTGTCAACGCTACAAAATCGCAAAACTTTATGCGCGCACTATTGACACCTGGTGGTGGAGCTGAAATGCGTACTGCAATGGGAACTGCTGGAATGAAAACAATTGGAACTTCATCAATTCAAATGACAGAATCGTTTTTTAAGGTTGCAAATCCATTAACTAGTGCATTTGAAAAAAGTGGAGCCTTACGCTCAAGAGCAGCGGGTGCAGGTATAAGAATGAGCGCCATTTCAGGATATGAAGCAATGGCAGTAGAAACTGTTGAAAAGGGTATATTAAAAACATTAGGTTCAAAAGGAGCATTAACTGCGGTTAAGCATGGTGGAGCTAGAGTTGGTTTAGCTGTAGCTGGAGAAGCTGCATTAGCAGCTGTTCCTGGTCTTAACTTAATATTTGCAGCTGACATGGCCTATCAACTCGCTAAGCTTGGTGGATTGGCCGTTAAAGCTGGAATTAATTTTGGTAAAGATGGAATGAAGTCAATGCAGGGTAATATGTATGGTGGAATGTTTGGATCCTATAAAGATGATGAGGTTAGAGCAACATCTAGAGCTAGAGGCGTTGCTGCAATCCAAAACAGTAGATTAAATGCTAGATCACTACTAGGTTCAGAAGGTGCGATGATGGCTTCGCATTTCGGGTAGAATATACTATGGACAAAACTAAAGAATTTCGTAAAAGATTAGAAGGTCTTTCTAGGGAAGATCTTTTAGAAATTATTAAAGCGCAAGATCCAGAATATCTAAAACAGGTTAATAGAATTGAATGGGTTTTTAAAAATAAATTAAGTCACATAAACTGGGCTGATGGTACGCCAGTTGAAGGTAGAGAATTTACAAATAGAGAACTAGCTCTATTGATTGACGAACCTTTTGATGTCGATAATAGTTTGTTGGACATGCGGAATATCAGCTGATCAACAAAGGCAAATACACATATCTAAAGATCCATGTAGGTGGGCAAAACATTTTCTTCAAGCAGAAACAAGAGTTTACCAAACTTTGATTTTGCGCGATCCAGCACTGAGAAAAGTATTAAGAGCAGGTCGTCGTTTAGGAAAAACCTTCAGTATGGCTATCGCTTTGCTTCATTATAGCTATACACACAAAGATGGAAGATGTCTAGTTATTGCTCCAATGAAATCACACGTTGAATTAATTTACCAAGAAATTCTTAGACTAGCTTCTAAGAATGAAATAGTTATGAATTCAATTACAAGAAAAGTAACTAGCCCTCAGTTCATGATTCAATTTTCTAATGGTTCTACAATTAGATTCTTTACGTCTGGTATGCGTTCAGGTGGAAAATCAGACGTAGCCCGTGGTCAGGAAGCGCACGTAAGATCAACCAGATAAAATACTAATTGGAGCTTCAACGCCAACTGGTAGAAGAGAAAGATTCTGGGAATGGTGCAGAAGTGCTAGATTCCAAGAGTTTTGGTTTCCTTCATACTGCAACCCTTATATCTCTAAAGAGCAAGAAGATGAATTTAGAGAGCAATACTCAGAGATGGGTTATCGTCATGAAATTGAAGCAGATTGGGGCGAAGACTCAGAAGGTGTTTATCCTAGAAAGTTTATAGATAAAGCTTTCATAGAACCATCTTGGGAATATACTCCTGAAATACAATCAGCTAGATCTTTTTATACAATTGGAGTTGACTGGGACAAATACGGTGCTGGAACAAACATAGTTGTATTAGAAACATGCAATGATAATTATGAGGATGAAAAATTCAGAAATAAAGTTAGAGTTGTATATAGAGAAGAAATTCCTAAGTCTGAATATACGCTAACTAATGGAGTCAATAGAATCGTTGAATTAAACGAATCTTTTCACCCAAAACACATTTACGTTGACCGTGGATACGGAGAAGTTCAAGTTGAGCTTTTGAGAAAGTATGGAACGGAAAATCCAAAATCAAATCTTAGAGACAGAGTTAAGGGAATAGGTTTTGGTGAAACGATAGAAATAAGAGATCCATATACCAAGCTGCCAATTAAAAAAGAAATTAAACCATACATGGTAGATAATCTAACTCAATATCTTGAAAGAGAAGCGATTCTATTTCCAGCTTCAGACGAAGAGCTTTATATGCAATTAATTTCATATGTCGTTGTGAGAACCACACAGATGGGAAGACCTATATTTGAAGCTGGTGGTTCAGCTATGGATCACGCGCACGATGCTTTAATGTTAGCCCTTCTTGCTATAACTCAAAATTATGGAGATTTTAGCAAATTAAAAGTAGCAAAAAACACAGAGAGCTTTTCCAACACTTTCTTTATGCCAAAGGCAAGTAGTGTATCTGATGAAGGAGATAAAGAAACACCTGCTTCTGGTATTATAGTTACTACGCAAAGAAACGCTCCATTGATGCCAAGTTTTGGTAAAAGAAAACCAGTAAAACGCGTTTCTAGAAAAATGTTTTAGGTAAGATATGTCATTAATTAATAATATAGATAATCAAGCTTCAACAGAACAAAAAGTAACATTGGATTACTCATCCACTGAATCATCTTCTCGTAGTTCAACTGAATCATCATTTTCTAGAAATGGAGTAAGTTCAGCACTTCTTCAGTCTGGGGTTTCGTATGGCAATGATCAACCATATTCAGTCCCTTTGCAATCGCTTAGACAAGAGGCAAAAAATAGTCTTGCAGATTTAGTTAAGTTCTTGAAAGATTTAGAAGATTTATTAAGGCAAGTAAAATTAGACCCATTAAATAATCCAAACCTAGAAGAAGGACACGCCTATGTTTGGAATGAAATTAATAAAGTAGATCACCCATATCCAAAAATAGAAATAGAAGGATATGCAGGCAGTCTAAAATATCCAAGACCGCCCTTCATATGCTTTGACCAATATCTTTATGCGGAAGGAGTTCAAACAAGAGGCTATAGAAAATTTGTAAAAGAATACGATAATTTAATATCAAACACTACGTTTGGTCACATTTACGATTTTAGAGAAATCATTAAGTATTTAGTAAACGAAACTAATTGCATCATAGATTCTTTAGGTGCAGATTTTGGAGATAATTATGAAGATGACTCACAACAGCAAGTCGCATCGTACTACCTATACTGGCTCAAAATGGCAATCCACTATAAGGAACTCTTTGCCCAATCAATCAAATCATCGCCAACAGGTTTGCCAGAAACCGAAGTGGATAAAACAACTAAAAAACAAGCCGCTCAATTTCAAGCATTTTTTTCTATCAAAGTAAACTCTTTAACAACGCTTATAGACAGTCAACTAGATACTCTTCATAAAGATCTAGTGACTAACTGTAATGTATTTTACAGTAAATACCTAAGTCCTTCATTAAGATTTAAGACAAAAGTTGTTTCCGATTTTGCTTTAGATATAAGAACTACAAATATGAAAACAGAATTACCTTCTTTGTCAGAAGAAGCAGCAATAGCTTTATTGGCCGCAGAGGGAAATTTTAAATCTGTTTTAACAGACTTATTAGAGAGAAGAAACAATACATCAGCAAAGATCGACTCGTTGTATCAATCTATCTTACAAAGAAGGAAGTATACAAGCTTTATATCTCAATTATCCATAAAGGCTGTAAGCAGAGAAAAAATTGTTACAATAGAAACAGATACAAATTATGCCGCGCTACTTTCTAGCTTATCTGTAGATGAATCTCAAATAAACTCATTGAAATCTAGCCATTCACTTTTGGATGATCTTAACGAAGATAGCCACCCTCAGTATTTGATGAAATCTGGTGGTGTAATAACTGGAGATATAACAGTAGATAACGGTGCAAAAATAGATGGAGTTCAAATAGGTGAGCATTCTCATTCTGGATCGGATGGATCTAAAAGAATAAGATCTATAGACATAGATTATGAATCAGTGAGGAATGAGATTAATTTACAACAGATTAGCTCAGCTGCAAAAGAAGTGGTTATCAAAATTGATTCTATTACACCTGATATACTAATAGGTGGAGTTCCGGTTGCAGATGTTAATATCAGTATTGATATTCCGGATGAATATAAGGATAAATACGATTTTGAAATATTATATATAGAGTTGTGATATGAGCTGGTTTAAATATTTAGACAACACAAGCAACTTGGCAAGTCCTCAGCAAAAGGTCTATAATACTCCGCCCCTAAAAAGGCGGAATAATAATAGATCAAGTAAAAGACTACATAACTGCTAATGATTGGTTATTTACTGACATAGGAAATAACGAATTGAATTACGTATATAATTCTAGCTTACTTAAAGTTGAGCAAGATCATTCATATTTGGTTGTTTATGAAAATTCAAATGTTTTAGTAAACGAAGCTTCGACACCTGTAGTTACAAAAATTGTTGACGGGATAATATACTTCAAAGCTGCAAAAAACCACGAAGCAAATACTCTTCCAGATGGAACATATAGTGTGTATTATG